GGGGGCATAGATACACGGCTGCTCGTCCTTGAGGTTCTGCGGCTCAGGCGTCTCGATGGTTTCTTCTGGAACCAGATCGGTGCCAGTGGGCTCGCCCTGAGGGCATTCGGAACCGGTGAACTCACCTGAGCCCCGGCAGAAGTAGTCGCCATTAACACGCGCTGAGCAGCGGCGGTCAGTAGTCTCAACAGCGCAGCCAGAATGGCAGGCGTTCATACCGGGCAGAAACATAGGCTTGCCATTGATCTGAGTAAGCGAACCGTAGCCATCACCAGCGGAGCCGGATTTAGACCAGTTCATCGTTTCGCCTTGCTTGGCCTCGCAGGAATTATCGGGAGGAACAACACACTCGCCTGTTTCGTCGATAACTTCAGGCGCAACGCACTCACCGATGCGCGTAATAAAAAAGACGTAGCCGTTATAGGGGCATCCAGAGACAACGCCGGAGGTGCCGGTTTTATTACAAGTCATGCGGTAGTAATACGGACTGGTAGCAGGCGAGTAGACCCAATTAGGATTGTTAGCCGACTTCAGGGCAGCGAACGACGAAAACGGCCCACTCTGAACGTATGCAGCAGAGCCGTTAATGCTGTACGTGTAGGCAGCAAACGCGCTACCGACAGGGCCAAAAAACGTCAGGAACAGGAGAAGCCAACGATAATCGAACCGGCACATAACGCCCCCCAGAAGAAAATCCCGAATTGAATGAGCATGTCTAATCCCCAAAACAAATGAGGCCCCCGAAGGAGCCTCTAGCAGTGCAGCAACGGTTAACGGAACCAGCCGATAACCTTGTTAAAGCCCCACTTGGCAACGCCCGGCAGGACCTTGATTGCCGCAATAGCGGCGATGGCGGCAACTACGGTGGTAGCGTCAACAGCGGAGGTGATGGCGGTGAAATCCATGGGTGTTACTCCTCGATGGTTAGTGGTTCGGCGCGTGAATTGATGTAACCCACAACTACGCCGAATCCCCAGGCGGTCAGCCAGAGGATCAGGGGCAGAGACAGGCCAGCCATAAAAGCGGTCTGGATCGTCTCCGAATCGGGCATTGCAAAAAGAGCCGCCAGCGTCGGCGTTGCGGCGTATTCCTCAGCAGTCATGAGCGCGTAACCGGCGCAGGCAGGCGAGTACTCGCCAACCACGCGAATCGAATCAGCTACGACTTCAACACAGAGACTCATGGCCGCAGCTCACGACGAACAAAGGCGAGAGCCAAAACACCACCGGCGAGGGTGGCAAAGAGCCAGAACGAGGCCGACAGGCTGGCGGCGAACATCAGGCGGTAGCCGGCTGCTGTTGACGGGAAACGGCGAAGAGGTTCACGTTCTGAACCTTGGTTAGCCCGGTCAGCGTCAGGGTCGCTTTACCCTGTGCACCTGGACGAGAGCCGAAGTCCAAATCGAAGAGCGCGGGCAACTTGGCGTCGCGCAGGCGGTCAATCAGCGCACAATCAGCGCTAACCTTGGTGGGTTTGAATCCGAAACTACCGGCAGTGTCTTCGCGGTAGTCGTTGACGTACCAGACGGAAAGACCCTTGCGAATTTCGCCGGTTTTTTCGTCGGGCATTTCCCAGCTATCACACGAAAGGATAAGGGCGCGTTCTGCCATGACAAGAAACCTCAATTAGTGGTCGGAGCACCTGAACGTCAAGTGCGCTTGACGTAAAGTAGCCTTAACTATTGCGGGAGTCAACATGCACGAAAAGAGCCCACCAACCACCATCGAGTGGTTGGATTTGGTGAAGGAGCGTTGCGGGGTCCGGAGTGACTACAAGCTGGCCGAGCTACTGGGCGTCACGCGCCAAGCAATCAGCCAGCAGAGAGCGGGAAAACAATGTATGTCGATCATCTCAGCAGTGCGAGTTGCAGAGGCGCTGAGGCTGCCTTCGCAGGCCGTGATTGCTGGCGTGATGTACTACGGAGACCGGGAGACGAATCGCGGATTTTGGGCGGATCGATGGGCCCGTGCATGGCCAGCAGTTCAAAGACGAATCGGGCAACCGCCTCATGGCCACCAGTCTCAGCCAATCGGAGCAGAACAGCGCGCGCCTGATATGGCTGGCGAAGGATGATACGCCACTGATCGCGAGTGACCTGCGAGACACGGAGAGCGGTGGCAATCTCCTCCTGGTTGATTTCCTCATCGGTCTGGTCCGCGATCTGGAAAAGCGCCTTAAGGCCGGGCGTCCACCGAAGCTGGTTATAGCCCTTGAATGCCGCCGAGAACTCGGCAAACAGAGCGCCGGAACGGGCATCGCCTTCGGCGTAGGAGCGCAGCAAATCGAACGGCGTGCGACCCTTGCCAGTCCCGCGCTTGGAGTTCGCCTTCGTTACTTCGCTGGCCGCTTCCCATCGGGGTTCGGTGCCCCACTTGGCGACATACTCCGCAGCCGACTCGGCCTGCTGAATGTGCACGCCACGCTCCCTGGACGGAGCCGGAAGACCAGCAGCAACCGACGAGGTTTTCCAGACGGCAAACAGCAGGCGATGAAGCATGGCGCGCTGGCGAACCGTCAGCGGCTCGGGGAACAGCCAGAGTTCGTGGAAGTGTGGGTGCCAGCCATTGGCGTTACCGTGCGTTACCTCTAAGGCCCGGATCGAACCCACCACGTCGAACAACTCGCGAAGGTGCTTGTAGTCGCGATGCTCGCGCATTTTCTTGGTCGCTACACGGAGCTTGCCCATAAGCTCGGAAAGCACATCCATGCGCGCATGGCGCACAGTGAGCGTGACCATTTCGACCCCGCCACCGGCTGAAATGTGCGTGTCGATTGCCTGACGCACTTCCAGTTTGCGACGTTCCGAGATTTTGGCGGAGCAGATCGGGCAGGACCAGACAGAGGAGCAGGTCTGAAGACCCGAGTAGTGAGCCTTGCCAGTGGCAGAATCCTTCAGGATGCCGACAAACCCGTCCTTGTTGGTGAGCGTTCGAATGCAGTGCCTGACGCGATGATCTGGCAGAAGGCGGCGTGCAGCATCTTGAAGCGAGAAACGCGCTTCACGGGCCTGCTCAGTCGTGAACTCAGGTACAAACTCACGACGCTTGTTGTCGAACGTAAACCGTTGAATTTCCCCGGTTTTCTCGTCGACAACCTCCTTAATTCTGGCCGCGAATTTCGCAGTAGTAACAAGGGCGCCTCCGGCGGCCCGCGCTTCGCTTGCGGGACCGCCCGGATGCGCCTTTCGCGCCTGGGCGCTTTCTGTTATAGAATCCACTTCAGGACCTCGACCGTCCGAGCCCCGCGAATCGTTTAGCCGGCAAGCAAACGAGCAATTCGCGGGGTTTTTTATTGCCTTGCCGTCAAGCGATCTTAACGGCTCCGTGTCGCCTATCCAACACCAAGGGCTTTGCCCTTGTCATCCCACTCTTCGCCAGAGGGTCAGAGGGCAGGGGAGAAAAGCTTTCCCCTGCCCTATGACCTGAGCTTGATCTGGTCGGAGGAGGGTCAAGGGTCGGCGCGAGCGCCTCAAATCCTCACCCGTTCGTTTTTTCGCGGTGAAGCGTGCGAAAAAGCCGCTGCGGCTTGCGGTTTGCCCCCTGACCGAGAAAAGAACTACTTGGATTTAGGTTCTCTGAAAAGCTGAGCGCTGAGAACGATACCAATCAGTACGCCCAATGCCACGAACAGAAGCACCTCGATGACGTACATTTTCAGCTTCCTTGATACATGTGCGAGTTCGGAGACGATGCAGCAACCTTGCTGGCCAAGGTCGATAACCAGACCTGCTGTTCTAGCTGGTCGGGTGTGACTGGACCACCAGATAGGCACCTGACCGCAATTTCTCGAGCCTTGTCCTGGAGCATGCAAACAATTGCAGTGTTCTCAGCCTCCGTAAGCAGAACGGCACCGGGAAGGAGCTTTGGCGTAACGTTACCCTGTGCCGCTTTCTGCCTCTCACGATAGGCGCGCTGTTTCTCGGCTGGCGTCATGGCTTTACCAGTCGAAGGACGACCACGGCGCTTGCGCTGGGGAGGCTCGTCCAGGGGAAGGGCTTGGGTTGCCTTGTATGTTGGGTCGATCATGTGTCTGGCTCCATTCATTCTCGATGGGGCGATTATAGTAACGTTACTTTAATTCAGCAAGTGTTTTGCAGCGTTACCATAAATGACCGGGCTTGCCTGATCCGACCACGACAATATCCGAAGTAGAGGAACCCTCGGAATGGGCACCTCTGCCCATGCGATCTGGACCAAGGCTATCGACGGTGCGTCGATCGACGCGACCACGGATATCGATAGGCCACGATCTGGCGACGTAGGCGACGGATTGTTTCTCAAGCAAGAGGCCGTATCCGGTCCTGGTCACAGTCCAGCCCAGGGCCTGAATCTCACTGACGCGAAAGCGTTCCTTGATGTGATACGACGAATCGAGCAGCTCAATCTCGCCCATCAGCTCGCGACCGGGCTTGTCGCTATCAATGATGGCAGTGGCCCTGATCTGGTACTGCTGAGCCATCTTGTCCAGGTAGTCGATTGGAGGCGGAAGCGCTTCAGCAGCCTGATCGGAGTGGTCAGGCGTACTGGCGACCGGAGCGGCAGCGCGCATGCTTGGGGGCTCAGGGTTGGTGAGACCAGCAGACGGCTCGGGACGCTGAACAGTGACAGCGGAACTTGGCTGGGTGGAAGCAACGGCACCGCCTGTGCCAGTGAAGAAGCCGTACAGGTGATACACGGCATAGAAAGCGCCAACGAAAACGAACGGCACGCCCAGGGAGAGCAGCTTGGAGTTCTTCAGGACGTTAGTGCGCTCGGTCTGGTAGACGCTACCCTTGACCGTTTCGCGTCGGTGACTGGAGTAAAGGCCAAAGTACTTCGTTTCATAGGAACGAACGCCAGAGCCGATCTTGACGAACTTCCCCTTGGCCTGTTTCTGCCACTGCTCCCACTTGTACTGATTGGGCCGCCCGATGGCCTGCAGCTTGAGGAAGTAGATGATGTCCTCGATACGGCTGCGGATGATCTTGTGCACATCGTCACGGTCCTGACCCATGATGACGATTTCGAGCCCGCGGTGGCGATGCTCGGTCCAGAACTTCTGCTGATTGAGCGGCAGCTTATAGTTCCCGCTGGGAAAGTAGTCCTGAATCTCGTCCCACACGATCATCGCGTTGTCAGGCGTCTTGTCGGCGAACTCATTCTTAACGCGCTCAACGTCACCGGCTGCGCCATCCTGCTCGGCAGGCTCGACGTAAATCAGCAGCATGCGGACGTATTCGACAGGCTCGTCAAGCAGCTCGGCGAACTTCTCCCAGTTGATGCCGCGAATATTGGTAACGACCTGACGTCCAGCTTTCAGGGCGGGCAGGATGTGAAAGACGCACGCCTCATAGCTTTTGCCAGCACCTGGAAGACCTTCGTGAAAGTGAATAGCCATCGCTTACCACCTCCCGAGCGTGATGGCCTTGCGGCCAAGACGAAACATGTAGGCGGAGGCGATCATCGCGAATGCCTGCGTAAGGCCGGCCTCGGACATAAAGAAACCGATGAACTCCATGACCGGGCCCATCTGGTCAGAGATAGGCGTGTCCATGAAGTCAGGCGGCGTGATCGTTTCGAGTACCGAGACGATGGCATCCAACAAGTCCTTGAGGATCGCGACGGGCTTGTCGTCCAGGTACTCGGTGGCGTCGTCCCAAAGGCCCTTCCAGAAGGCCAGCGTGAAGAATTCCATGGATCACCTCAGAGCAGAGCAATGCGGAATGCGAAGAAGCCAGCAGCGGCCAGAATGACGGCCTTGATGGCATTCCAGGGAATGTCGCCGTTGCAAAGCTGGTCGATGTCGATGTCGAAGACCCAGACGGATACCGACCAGCGCGGGCAGGAGCCCGTAGCACGGAACGTCAGAAAGCTACTCGTCTGCGACGCAACAGGCGTCTGTTGGACCTTACCGACGAATTCGGTCAGCACCGATCCAAACGTGTCGCCGGTCGGCGTATACCAGTCCTGACCCTCTCCACCACCACCCGCACCGCAATCATCACCGGTGCAATCGCCTACACCGTCGCCGTCACTGTCGGGGTTGCCCTTGCCGGGGCAGGCTTCACCCTTGCAGATGGACGACTCGCCGGTCTTGTTCCCGTTGGCGTCCTCGGTGGTGGTCTTGGTGGTCTCGGCCTTCGTGGTCGTGCAGTTGTTCACGCCGACACACTTGGTCACGGTGGCCGTGTCTTTCTTGGTGGTCTTGACCGAACCGTCGGCAAGAGTTTCCTTCGTGACTTCGGTACGAATGTCGATCCCGTTTTTCTCGGGCAGCTTGGTAGTACAAAACTCGGAACCGTCCTCTAGGGTGGCGCAAATGCGGCCTTCCTGTTCCTCAGTCTTGCTAGAGGTGCAAACCTCCTTCGAGTCCTCGGGGGCATAGATACACGGCTGCTCGTCCTTGAGGTTCTGCGGCTCAGGCGTCTCGATGGTTTCTTCTGGAACCAGATCGGTGCCAGTGGGCTCGCCCTGAGGGCATTCGGAACCGGTGAACTCACCT